TGATACATTTTAAACACACACAAGAACTGTTTGATAAATTTAGGGATAACTATTTTAAACCAAATATGTGTGCTGGATATTTGTGGCATAAAAAGGTTGCAGATATTCATCATAAAAAGTTTATCACACCATATCTAACTAATAGTGTCAAGGAGTTTTTTTATAGTAAGAGTTGGGAGGAACTTAATACTCCAAATCAAAAACATCATGTAAGAAATGCATTTGATGAATTTAAATTAATAAAAAATATAAAAAAGCACTTGAACTTACAGATAGATTGTGGTATAGTAGATTTATTTGAAACACTGATTCACAATAAAGAAATAAATTTTAAAGGTAGGAAAAGAGTGATGGACATTTGTAGAGATTGGAACCTGCTAAATAGTACGAATACTTTAGAGGAGTTTTTCGTATGAAATATAAAAAATATAATTTACAAGATGTATATGATGGTGAGGCACAAAACAAGTTCAATGTAATATCTACCTTTGCAGGTGGTGGTGGTAGTTCTACAGGTTATCGTCTAGCAGGTGGAAAGATACTTTGTATTAATGAGTTTGTAAAAGAAGCACGTAATACATATGCAGAAAACTATCCAAATACACCTATTCTACCAGATGATATAAAAGAACTTACTGGACAAGAATTGCTTGATGCTGCTAACATAAAAGTTGGTGAAGTTGACATACTAGATGGCTCTCCACCATGTTCTGCATTCTCTATGGCTGGTTCTGTAGTTAGAGGTGGTGGTCATAAAGATGGATATGGTAAAACTAAAATTTATTCTGATGGTAAAAAGGTAGAAAATATTGAAGATTTATTCTTTGAGTTTCTTAGAGTTGCAGACTATATTAAACCTAAAGTTATAATTGCTGAGAATGTGGCAGGTTTGACTATGGGTGAAGCAAAAGAATACTACAATAAAATTACAAATACATTTGAAAAGATAGGTTATGATGTATCATCTAAAGTTTTAGACTCATCACATTATGGTGTACCACAAACAAGAAAAAGACTTATCTTTATTGCTGTTCGTGAAGATGTTACTTCAGCTATTGGATTAACATTTATGAATATTGCTGGTATCTTTCCAGAAAAGTTTTCAGATGCTATTACTTGTGGTGATGCATTTAGTGATTTAGTTTATGACAAAGATGAGATTGAACATCTAACAGAAAGATTTACTAAAGGCCGTCACTATGAAACAGCATCTAAGATGCCTCTTGACCCAGAGAAAGTATTAACAGGCTGTGATTATCATCCTAAAGGACATCACTTTAATATGAAAAGAATTAGTAGACATAAACCTAGTCCTACCATCACAGCTTCTGGTGGTTGTATTCATTGGACTGAAATGAGAAGACTTGCATTATGTGAAACACAACGTATTATGTCACTACCAGATGATTTTAAATTAACAGGTAAATGGGAACAAAAATCTGAAAGAATGGGTAGAATGGTGCCTCCTCTGATGATGAAGGCTATCGCATCTGCTATATATGAAAGGGTACTAAAACCATACAAGGAGTTAAACAATGGCTGATTTTACTTTTGCCCATCGTGAAGAAGGATTTGATGAACACATTGAAAAGTCTATTCGTGGATATTCACACTTAATAGAAGATGTTATATCACTTTCTCGTTACTTTGTAGAAGATGACACAAATGTTATTGATGTAGGCTGTTCTACTGGAAAAATGACAAAAGCATTAATTGATTATAATTTAGATCACTCTAAAAATGCTAGATATATTGGTCTAGAAATTGCAGAGGGATTTCAAAAAGATTTAAAAAAACGAAAAGAAGAGATTAAGTATTACAATAATGTTGAGTTTCTTAATGATGATGCTAGGTACTATAATTATGAAAATTGTTCTCTAGTTACATCTATTTTTACTTTACAATTTATGCCAAAAATAGATAGAAAAGAGTTACTAAAAAATATCTATGATGGATTAAACTGTGGTGGTGCTTATATTTTTGCAGAAAAAACAATCTGTGGAAGTGCACTTGTACAAGATATGATAACATTTAATTATTATGATTACAAAAGAAAATCATTTGACACAGAAGATATTATGGATAAAGAAAGAACACTTAGACATATGATGAAACCTAATACTTGGGATGAAATTGAAAATATGTTACTTGATGTTAATTTTAGTGTAGTACAACCATTTTGGAGAAATCATGCATTCGTAGGTGCGATTGCAATTAAATAGGAGATAATATGACAGAAGATTTATTTCGACACTTGAGAGCACACACAAGTGTAAGTGATAATGATGATACAAATTTACTAAAGGATTATGTAAATTTTGTAGATGAGGTAACAAGTGATCAATCAAAATATTTTGAAGATATGTTTGCAGCATTACAGATACTTCAAGAACAAGGAGTAGAAGCTTCGAGATTACTTACAGCAGGAATTGGTATGTCTGGAGAAATAGGTGAATTTAATGAAATAATTAAAAAATGTGTGTTTCAAGGGAAAGAAATGGATGAGGATAAAATTATTCATTTAAGAAAAGAGCTAGGTGATATTATGTGGTATGTAGCCCAAGCTTGTCTAGCACTAAATACTAATATAGAAGAAATAATTGATATCAATACTGCCAAGTTGAGTGACAGATATCCTGGCGGGTTTGATACTTTTCGTTCAGAGAATAGAAAAGAGGGTGACATATAATGAATGATTTTCTAAAAGATATAATTAAAACTACAGGTAATGAATATGCAGCATTAGTTTCAGATGGTGTTGAGGCTGGTGATGTAGATAATTTTATCGACACAGGTAGTTATGTATTTAACGCACTATTAAGCGGTAGTTTGTATGGTGGTTTACCATCAAATAAAATAACTGCACTTGCTGGTGAATCAGCAACTGGTAAAACTTTTTTTCTCATGGGAATAGTAAAAAACTTTCTTGATGAAAATCCAGATGCTGGTGTTCTGTATTTTGAAAGTGAAAGTGCAATCACACAACAAATGGTAATTGATAGAGGAATTGATCCACAAAGAATGGTTATGATTCCTGTGACTACAGTTCAAGAATTTAGAACACAAGCGATAAAAGTTTTAGATTCATATCTAGCAAAAAATGAGGCTGATAGAAAACCAATGATGATGTGTCTTGATTCACTTGGTATGTTATCTACAACTAAAGAAGTTGAAGATACTTCTGATGGTAAAGAAACTAGAGATATGACTAGGGCACAAGTTCTAAAAGCTGCATTTCGTGTGTTGACTTTAAAACTTGGTAGAGCAAAAGTTCCTATGGTTGTAACTAATCATACATATGACTCTATGGGTTCTATGTTCCCAACAAAAGAAATGGGTGGTGGTTCTGGACTAAAATATGCAGCATCATCTATTATATTTTTATCTAAGAAAAAAGATAAAGTTGATAATAGAGTTGTTGGTAATATTGTTCATTGCAAAAATCATAAGTCAAGGTTGACCATAGAAAATAAAATGGTAGATGTTAGATTGTCTTATGATAAAGGTCTTGATAGATATTATGGTTTACTTGAACTTGCAATTAGTTATGGTATCTTTAAACAAGTGTCTACTCGTATAGAATTGCCAGATGGTAAAACACAATTTGGTAAAACTATTATTAACAATCCAGAAGAATACTTTACAGAGGAAGTTATGAAACAGTTAGAGGATGCAGCAGAAAAGGAATTTAAATATGGAAACGTACATTCGGAGATATGATAACGTAATATCACCAGAGCTGTGTGATAAGTTGATTGATAAGTTTGAAAAAAATCCAGATCATTATGAAAAACAAAAACAAGGAGAAATGTCTTTTACTCAAATTCATTTACTAAGACATCCAGAATGGTCTGATGATGCTGGTTCTATTGCAAAAGGTCTAATGAAACAAGTAGACAAATACAAAGAAGATTGTAATATTATTGGTAATATGTGGCCTGAAAAGTTTTCTCTTGAACCTTTAAGATTAAAAAGATATCTACCTGATGGTACAGATCAGTTTGGTGATCATGTTGATGTAAATGACCACAATAGTGCTAGAAGATTTTTAGTTTTCTTTTTATACTTAGATGATAATGAAAAAGGTAGTACATCCTTTCCACAACATGATATTACATCTGAGTGTCAAAAGGGTTCTTGTTTAATATTTCCGCCTATGTGGCCATGGCTTCATGCAGGTGAGAAACCAATAAATAAACCAAAATACATTGTAGGGAGTTATTTACATTATGTCTAATTTACCGACTATAGAACAAATACTAAAAGACCCAATAACTAAAAAATTTGTGTTTTTAAATAGTAAAGAGTTTCCAAATCAAACTTGTATTGGCCTTACAGAAAAAACAAATTATGCTGGTGTAATTTACAAATATGGAGAAGTTACACTTCCAGATGAAAGTAAGTTAACTGAAAATAAGCACTTGAATTTAAAATTTAAATATGATATATTAGAGTCTAATGGAGTATCTAAAAAAAAGTTACAAAGTGAAGAATTTAATAAACTAGTTGGTGACATTTTATACCATGTCATCATAGCTCAATCAGAGGATGGAAGTATTGAACCAGACAATAGAGAGGACGACCCTCAGCAATTTGATTTACAATGAGGATTATTGTAGAAAAGTTTTACCTTTTATTAAACCTACATATTTTGATGTAAAAGAAGAAAGAATTATATTTGAGGAAATTTATAGTTTTGTAGATAAATACAAAAAGATACCCTCACAGATATCTTTAGAGATAGAGGTTGAACAAAGAAAAGATTTAACTGAAACTGAACACTCTAAAATTGTAGATATCATAAAAACACTAGACAGCACAGACGTTGATATGGACTGGCTAGTAGATACAACTGAAAAGTTTTGCAAGGATAAGGCGATATACAATGCGATTGTGGATGGAATATCAATTATTGATGGAAAAGATAAGAATAGAACTCCAGATTCTATTCCAAGTATTCTCACAGATGCCCTGGCAGTATCTTTTGATAATGCTGTTGGTCACGATTATTTGTTGGATTCAGATTCAAGGTTTGAATTTTATCATAAGGTAGAGGAACGTATTCCCTTTGACTTAGACTTTTTTAACAAGATTACAAAAGGTGGATTACCCACAAAAACTTTAAATATTGCACTTGCTGGAACTGGTGTTGGTAAATCGTTGTTCATGTGTCATATGGCTGCCAACTGTTTATCTCAAGGTAAAAATGTTTTATATGTAACTCTAGAAATGGCTGAAGAACGTATCGCAGAACGTATAGATGCAAATCTTATGAATATTTCTATGGAAGACTTACATGATTTACCAAAGAAAATGTTTGATGATAAGATTGCTAAGATTACTAAAAAAACATCTGGTACATTGATAGTCAAAGAATATCCAACTGCATCTGCACATAGTAATCATTTTCGTGGTTTAGTAAAAGAACTTGCAATTAAGAAATCTTTTAAACCAGATATAATATTCATAGATTATCTAAATATATGTGCATCATCTAGATTTAAAGGAAATGCAAATGTTGGTTCATACTTCTATATCAAAAGTGTCGCAGAAGAATTACGAGGACTTGCCGTTGAATGTAATGTTCCAATCATGTCAGCCACACAAACAACAAGAGGTGGATATACATCAACAGACATCGGCCTTGAGGACACATCTGAATCGTTTGGTCTACCAGCGACTGCAGATTTTATGTTTGCCCTTATTAGTAATGAGGAACTTGATGAACTTAATCAAATCGTGGTAAAACAATTAAAGAATAGATATAATGATCCAACGATGAATAAAAGATTTGTATTAGGTATTGACCGATCTAAAATGAAATTGTATGATGTAGACTTAAAAGAACAAGATGATATAGTTGATAATGGTCAAGATGCACCTATATTTGATAAAACAAATTTTGGTAGTAAGACAGATAAATTTTCAGCAATAAAGGATTTTAAAATATAATGACATTAGGATATATATTAGTTATGGTAACAATACTAGCAAATGGTGATGTATATGGTGAGGCATTAGATTATTTTACTGACCAAAATAATTGTATTGAAACTGCCATTTATGAAAAAGAAAATTCACAGCCAGGAATATCATATGCATGTGTAGAAGATTTTATACAAGATCATATATTTAAGGAAAAATTAAAGTGAATGAAAGACCACCTACAGAAGGTGAAGCATTACTTTTAATGATAACTCTTTTAGTTATTGTGACTTTAGTAATCAATTTTATCGTCAATCTCCTTTTTATATAAATACTAATAAATAATTTGTGCCAATGGAGAAGTTGATGGGTTTACGAAATTTCGTACAACAGCTTAAAAAGTCTGTTCCAAATACTACAAAGCCTATAGATAAAGTTTCAGATTTTTTGTCTGAAGCCTTAGAGTATAAGAGTGGAAATGATGAACAATTTGCTGTTGATCTTGTTGCAGAAATTGATGACAATATTGGTTCAATAGATGGTGAAATAAGTAAAGATTCTAGGCCAGGTAAAAACACAGGAAAAAGAATTGGTGTTCAAATTGTTTTACCAGATAATAAAAGAATAGCTTTTACTTCAATGGCTAATGAAGTTATTGCCAAAGACTCTGATTTAGAACTAAAAAAACCTTCCTCAACTAGGGCAAAAAAAGATTTCTTGTTTAGACATAAAGACATGGAAAAAGACATCTATGTCCAAACAAGGCCTGATGGTAAACGCGGTGGCGGTGCAAAAGCTGATCCTAATGAACTAATGACTGCAGCACTTTGTACGTTAACAAGTGTTCCTAAAATTACAACAGTTGAAGACCTAGATGCTTTGATTGAACAAGTAAAACAAATTACAAAGTCTGGTAAAGTTATTGGATTTACCTCTTTAGAAGTTGAGGCATTAGAAAAAGATTATGGTAATTTATGTCAAGCTATTTCTGCAGCTGAAGTAATACAAAAAAATTATGGTGGCGGTGCAGATAAAGTTTATCTTACAGGTAAAGCTTGGGATAATGATGTAAAACAATTTCAAATGACAAAGTATGGTATGAAAGATTATAATGCTTCTGATTTTATAATTAAAAAAGGTAATAGTTTTTTAGGGGTATCTTTAAAGAAAAAGATATCTGCAACAACAGCTGACCCTACATTAATTAATAAAGGGTTTTCTACTATGATACAAGGTTCAGAGTTTGATAAAGTTCGTAAAGAATTAGATGAGGCTGCAGGAGAATTTTATGTTAGACTTATCAAGTCAGCTCAAATATTACAAAGAAGAAAACCAAAAGTAGCGGTAGATAAAGATGGCAATCCTTGGCTAGATGCAGCTATGATTAAAGAACTTGGCAATAGAGGACAGGGAATTAACACAGGGAATTGGCAAAAATTTGTACAAAGAATACCAAATGATCTTATAAACTATCAACTAAAAAAATCTAAGAGTTGGTTTAAGCCATTAGCTGATGTTATCGTAAAAAATTCAGATATGTTTGGAGAACAATTACTTCAACTTATTTTTAAAATGGATTTACAAGATTTAAAAAAACTTAATTTTGATTTTGCACTTGTTACAGGAATAGGTAGACAATTAGTAAAAGGCCCAGTTATAGAAAAAGGTGAATA